TTTTTTTTTTTTTTTTTTTTTTTCAAATTTTTTCTAGTCAATACATTACTAATTATTTCACTTTTACGAGTACATTTAATTTTACAATAATTACATAGTAGTTTATTGTTAACGTATGTGATATTATGTTCATTATTAATTTTTTCAAAAACGGTATGTGTTATTTTTTTCAAATGTGTTTTACTTGTATTGTGTTGATCAAATAATTTACTATTACTAAATGATATATCACAAGTAGTACAACATAATTTTACTTTTACTGGTTTAACTGTTTGAGGTCGAATAACTTTCCGTGTTGGAAAAGGTTCAATACTGTTTAATGTCGCATTAAGAGAGACAAAATATTCCTGTTCTTTCTTTCTTGCTTCACATTGATCTTTACAAGTAAAGAAATTAATAATATCCATACTCCAATTAGACCAACCTCCGTGCGATCTTATTACTTCATAAACCTTGCATTTATAATTCACAGAAGTAGCATTTGTACAACTTTGTCTATGAGCACGTTTTCGCTGAACAAAATTTGTAGTATGACCAACATATACATCCTTAATAGTTGAATCTTTACAAGATATTTTATAAATAATGGTATTTGAGTAATCTGTTTCGAGTTTAGACATCTATGTATTAGTAACGCATGTTATATTTATATCATATAAGCCAACAATATCGGCAATTTAATTGTGCAAAGGTGTAAATAAAATAAAAATCTCTCCTTATTTTATAATGTTGTCAGTAAAATCTTTTATTATAATCACAGTAATAATGTTGATATTAGATAGTATTTATTTATACACATTTAGTAATTTTTTCAACAATGTCGTTTCAAAAGTGCAAGGCAGTAAATTGCGAATAAATTTACTAGGAGCGACTTTATGCTATTTGTTTTTAGTATATGGTTTGAATTATTTTATTATTAGTAGAAAAAAACCCTTAATGGATGCGTTTATTTTAGGTATCATTATTTATGGTGTATATGAAACCACGACTTACGCCCTCCTTGAAAATTGGTCACCCTATGCAGTGGTCCTTGATACATTTTGGGGTGGTATATTGTTTACATTAACTACCTATTTCTCTTATAAGTTTTTATAATTTTTTATCTATAAAATGTTTACACAAATCCAAACTCTTAAATAAATATTCGCATCGTCTATCTAGTACAGAGCTCTTCATTTCGATTCTCTGTAGGTTCGGTAATAAATCAAAACTGCGCATATTTGTCATCACATATAATGTAGAATTATAGGTTATTCTCTCTTTTATTTCTTGTAATTCCGTTTCAATACCGGCGATAGAATCTTTCACATGTTGTAAAGCAATATGAATAAAGTTATTATTAGAAAAGTATTCTTTCTCCGGTAGGAGAGATATATCAGTAATTATCTGTTGTAGTAATACGATAGTACATTCAATATCGGTACGATACAACATGGTCATAATTTCCTCAAAATGAATATTTTTTGTCAGCTTTATGTTGGCTAATAAACTAAATATACTGGAGGATAATGTGGTGATGGAATTTATTATGGGTGTACTAATTATAATGCTTTGCATGTTTATAATATATATATTACATAATTATTATTAAATGATGCGCTAATGAAGAAATACAATGAAGTAAACTATGATATTTATTTCCAATACATAATTGATGATTAAAACAAAATTGTTTTGTAAAATATCCATATATGTAAAAAAAATTAGTTAATACAAATAATATACATATTATTGCGGTGAAGATCTTATTTGTGTAATTTTTATCGTGCAAAATATGTATGCCATAGGTAACAATTAAAAATATACCAATTTTATCTAATATATTTGTATAAATATTAGGTTTAGAATGATAAATTACAGATGTTATTGTAAGAAGAACAAATAAAGACGAATATATATAATTTTTATGTATAAATGCATTAATAATATTTGTAATAAAAATTAATGATGATGAAATTAGTATATCGTTAATTATTGTTTCGGTGTGTTTTACTTCGTTTACTTCGTTTACTTCGTTTACTTCGTTTACTTCTTTTACTTCTTTCTTATTTTTCTTTTTCTTTTTAATTTTCCTCTTAGGTTTTTTATTATTCATCATAATAAAATTGAAATAGTTTTTAAATATATTTGCTTCTTCAATATAGAGAATTAAATATGGCAAATTTACATATACAATGCTTGGAAATACAATGCTTGGAAAATGGTTTGATAATCGAGGATATTCCATTGGAATTACGGACAGAGGCGATCTGCATAAATGCTCTGAAGTGGGGGCTTAAAATTTATAAAACAAATGATTATAAAGTTCAAAGAGAAATATGTTTTCGTATTATGAATTGCTTTCCTAAAGAAATTTTACTTACTGGGTTTGTTATGGGACACTTAGAACACTATCGATAAAAAGGCAAGGATAATGATGTTAGCACCTACTTCGTATGCACCTACTTCGTATGCACCTACTTCGTTAGCACCTACTTCGTTAGCACCTACTTCGTATGCACCTTTTTTTTGCCAAAATAATTAGATATTTTGTCAAAAAAAAAGAATTAGTTTTTGCTGAATCTACTTCGTAAGCACCTACTTCGTAACCACCTACTTCGTAAGCACCTACTTCGTAAGCACCTACTTTGTATGCACTTTTTTTACCCAAAAGAATTTCTAGGTTTTGCTGCACTTTTGCCAAAAGTGCCTTAGAGGTTTTGCTGCATCTACTTCGTAAGCACTTTTTTACCCAAAAAGCATTTCTAGGTTTTGCTGCACTTTTGCCAAAAGTGCCTTAGATATCCAAACTCATCGTATTTTTATCACTTCGTTGTTTGCGTTTAGATTTTGGAGCATCAATAGACGTATTTCGATTACTCATAACGTTATTAATTTGTGATTGCACGCGAGGTTCAGATTTTTGTTGGGTAGGCGCAGGCGCCGGTGCCGGGACATTAATTGTCTTCGTTTTCAGACCCGCAAGCAAGTCACCAATATCAGAGGGACCCTTCATTTCGGCACGTGCAGGGGCTTTGGATCGCTCCGCCGGCTGACGTCCGACCGGTTCAAATTGTTCCTGAATATTAATCCCATCATTATCCCGCGCCCGGTTTAAGTCTGGGCGATTTGCAGGTGCTGCATACTTTTCGCTCTTGGATTGTTGAGTAGGCATAGGTGCGGGGGGACGCATATGATTAGCCGAAGGCATATGATTAGCCGAAGGCATATGATTAGCCGAAGGTATATTTTGCATATTATTAAAATTTGCCCCCGCTCCCCCACCCCCACCCCCACCATTCCCTGGCATAAAATTACTCATAAAACCACCAAACCCGGGATTTTGTTGCCCCATACTATTCACCGCCGCTTGCGTGAATTGCTGAGCCAATTCGGGATTTTGTCGCATAATATCATCCATGCCAGGCATCGAAGACTTAAACATCGTATTCGTCATATGCACCATAATACCGGATCCACCTAATTGAAACAGAAGCTTGAGCTCAGGCGCCATCTTCGCCCTCGATTTATACTTTTCATGCAATTCGGCAAAAATCTCATCATAATCCCCAATATTTTCATTCAATTGTTCCGCCCAGCCATCGAGCTTAATATCGAACGGATCAAAACGGTTATTTAAAAACTCTAAACCGGTGATTGCCGCCATCAGCATCCGCCCCTGAAATTTGCAACTGTTGGAGCGCTCTTTCTCAGCAATAATCAATTCATATTCACCTTTCATCTCCGCTAAAGAAGACTCCATCGAGTATTTCTTTGTTAGCTTCGCGCCTTTTCTCTCAACTTCTTCTAATTTACGTAAAATCTTAAATTTCTCTAATAACATTTCATCCTGGGTCATACGCGGTTTATCGGACATTTCCTTATCGGGATTAATAGGGATATTATTAAATTTGCCAAATCCATCCCAGGTTTTTGTTTCCCCAAAAGAGGATTTATCGGCGGTTGATCTACCAAGAGAGGGCATAGTTTCCGCATCATGTAAGCTCATAATACTGCCAGTTAAGGAATCTTCATCATCATCTCTAAAATTTAATTTCATGCTGTCATCTTTTCTCGTGCCATTCAACGCCTGATTAAAGAGACTCGACTTGGATTTAACGTGAGTTGTTTTTGTTTCACTAGATAAATTATTAAGTTCAATTTCTAAATCGTTTAAATCAGCTAAATCAATATCCGCACCCATCCCCTTACTTCCGCCATCATTCTTCCGTTTTTCATTCATTAAAAGTTCAATTCCATCCCCAAAATTAGCGGATTTTTGCTTAGAACTGCTCCTACCTAAATTAATAACGGGATGTTCATCTAAATTAGTAATATCTATAATTTCAGCGTCGATATTCATTATGATAAAAATATAAATTATAACTTTAAGTATTACGCATAGAGAGTAAATATTTCGTTTTTTTATATTATATAAAAAAACGAAATATAAAAGAATTAAATATTATCTAATAATAACTTCATATATAATAGTAAAAATGAATATATTAATTTCATTTGGTGTTGTTGTTTCTACATTTTTATTTTCTACAATAACATCTTTTCTTATTTGTTATGCAAACAATTACCCATTTATAAATCCTACGTTTAGTAAAGAAAAAAGAATGACTAGGATCAATGAATATATATGGAATGTTCCTTTATTGATACTTCAATCCACTGGACTTATGTATATTGTCTCAGATAACATAATTCCATATGAACAACATACTTGGTTTGAATCAGTATATTCAATTTCTTTATATTTTGTGCTTATTGAGGCACTGTATTATATATACCATCGAGTTATTCATAAATATTATTATGTGAGCGTTCATAAAAAACATCATACAAATATTATTGTGTATCCATTTGATAGTTTTTATTTAACAGATTTGGATGACTTAGCATCAATTATTTCAATAGGTATGCCAATTATTTTTATAAATGTATCTCTTTATGAACAAATATTAATTTTTTATATATACATCACATCATCTTATTTATCACATTCAGAATTATATTGGTCACACCATAGTATTCATCATAAACTTTTAAATTGTAATTATTGTATATTATTTCCTATTTTTGATATAATTTTTGGAACATACCGAAGGTGTAAAAAGATTACAGGTGTAAAAAAGAATACAAGTGTAAACAGTATACAGGTGTAAAAAAAGGGAGGGAGGAAGGATTTTATTTTTTTTAAATGTTTTTTATTTTTTTATATATTTTTTTAAATGTTTTTATTTTTTTAAATGTTTTTAAATGTTTTTAAATGTTTTTTAAATGTTTTTAAATGTTTTTTAAATGTTTTTAAATGTTTTTAAATGTTTTTAAATGTTTTTAAATGTTTTTAAATATAATTACGCGATAGACATCGAACGCATAAGACTTATTTCGCATGCTAAATTAATGTCATCTTCATCGATGGTTGGCAATGAAGTTTCTTTGGCATGCTCATTGGCAATCTCATTGGCAGGCTCATTGGCAACCTCATTGGCAACCTCATTGGCAACCTCATTGGCAGGCTCTTTGGCAAGATCGGAGAACCCCGTGAACCCAAGCCCAAAGTGGCGATTGTGTGTTCGTCCACCGAGTTCACTGATGGCATTAATAGGTTCAAGGCGACCACTGTTTTTAGCTCCAAGACCAGAGCCGGAGACAAAACCCATTTTATTCATCACAGCAGTCGCAGACTTGCCATATTGTTCTTCTATAGTCCGCTCCTTAACCTCTTCGTTAGAAACGGAATAAGGGTATTGTTCTTCATGCTCTTCAGCGTAGCGTTTCTCGTCTTCTTCAGCTTCGCGTATCGCTTCTTCGCGTTTTGCCTGTTCACGGTCAGTTATTTTTTGAATGCGATAGCGTATTTCATTCATGGCGTGAATACATCGTTGATACTCTCCCCAAAAATGAAACTCATTCTCCTCCTGGTCGTGATAAATGAAATCGACCGCGTGATTTTTTGACGTAAGTTTCAAGTAATAGTTGTCGTTTCCCGTGATTAAATTTAACAGGTAACTATTACTGGGCGCGCTTAAGCTGCCGAATGAACTGAATTCGCGATCACGAACGTCGCGCTGAATCCAATCGGCTTCATTGACCGACAGGTCATAAAACCCACTGGTTTTAAAAGCGATTTGCGAAAGCGTTTGGGCTTGTGTCAACTTGGTGAGCTTATAGCGCATGGGCTGAACAACAATTTTTTCTTTTTTTTCATATTTTTCGGAACGGCGAGGACGGTTATAGTCCTGTGGGCGGCTATGCTGTTGTTGCGGGCGCTCATATTCTTGCTGGCGGTTATACTTTTCTTGCGGGCGGTTATACTCTTCCTGGCGGTTATACTCTTCTTCTTTACGGCGGTTACAATAACTCTCACCGTTCTGCGAATTTGATCGTTGCATCGAGTGAGACATGTAAACTGAACTTTGAGTCGAGCGAGACATCTTAATTACTTGTTAGGTTTGTTTGGGTAATACTATTATATTATAAAAGTAACCGAGATTCAATTTTATAATTTCCTATAGTATTTGTTATAATTTTTTCAAAAAAATGTTAAATAAAAACAATAAAAAACAATAAAAAACTAAGCTAAATCTCAGCCTAATTTTTTATTATTTTATTGTTTTTTATTGTTTTTTATAATTTTTTATAGTTTTTTATAGTTTTTATAGTTTTTATAATTTTTTATAGTTTTTTATTCTTTCACATCAGAATCCGGGTAAATTTTCTTGACCGAATTAAGAATGTCACCGTTTTCATTGCACGTAAAATGCGCTTCCATTATAACGGCTGGATGGGGATTAATGTCGTTCTCAAAAATCATCTCCGTCGGCAACGGGGTTGTTGGAAGTGACATTGATGCAATAGTTTTGTCGACAAATTTGCAAATGCGGTATCGGATTTCATTCATGGCACGAATGCAGCGGGAATATTCCCCCCAAAAGTGATATTCATTGCGCGAATGATCATACCAAATGAAATTAACACCGGTATTTTGCGTGGTGAGTTTTAAATAGAAACCTTCAAATCCAATAATCTGTTTATTCAGACTAGCCGATGGCGGGGCAGTAATTCTGCCGAAGTAGGTAACTGGGCGACTTCGAACATCGTAATAAATCCATTCGACTAGATTTTTCGGTAAATTGCGGAAACCATTTGTCAATATGTAGATATTTGACAGAGTTTCATGATCTGTTTGCGGCATCAATTCATAGCGTATTGGCGGTATGAATACTTTATTTTTGTTATTTGTTAGTTGCATGAGCTCTTGTTGCAAGAGCTCCGGTTCCATTGTCATTTCAGGTTGCAGAGACATTGTTCGTAAATAAGAGATCTTTCTTTGGTTGGTAATAATACTTATTGTATATTATAAATCTATTTCAATTTTATAATATCCTTTATATATTTTTACAATTATTTTCAAAATTTTTTATTATTATATACCCAAATGCCTTGCAAAAATGCATCAGCCAAGTCATCTTTTTTCTTATGATGTAAAAATTTATCCAACCATTCAGTATTATATTTTTCCAATAATTCCTTTACTATTTTTACTCCTTCCTTTTTTCTCTCTGTATAAGTGGTTTGAGTCTTCAGAACATCATTCTTTTCCACGTTATTCTTCTTTAATTTATTTGCAGACGATATAAAAGAAATAGAGGGTTTATCCCGCATAATAAAATATTGAGCTAACATACCTTGCAGGGTCTTCATGCGATTCGCTATAGGACTAATCTGATTTTCAATAGCAATATGAGAAATATTAGAAAAATCTAATCTTTTGTCAAATTCTTGAACTATTTTAATACCCATTTGTATTAGGGTCATTTCATTGGCAGATACAGTGGATATTTTATCTAACATTTTTTCTCGTAAGAAATCATTAATCTTTTTAATGAGAGAGTCTTTTTTACTATTTTCTTCAAAGACAATTCCTTTTTCTAATGCATAGGATACTAATGCATCACGCTTCCAGGATTTAATTTTCTTTAGAGATGCATTCGGTAATAGATAAGTGGATTGTTTTGCGTGGATTTGACAAAAATAATTATTGACTCCCTCAATAGCTTTAACATATGTGGCTTTCTTATTACATATAATATTGTTTTCTATAGATTCAATAACTTTCTTAGCTTTATTTTTTTTAGCGTTGTTTTTTAATGCGTTGCTTTTTAATGGACAATTACATAGATGTTCTTCACCACATAAGTTAATAACATCCCATTGAATTATTTTATATATATCATTGTCGAGGGATTCTAAGACACAATAGGCTAAATTTTTAATACCGACATCAATACTGATAATAGGCATATAAATATATATAATACATATATGTTTATACACTTTTACTCAACCTTTAAAAAAGGTTGAACCAAATTAAGCACTACGTAGGTATTATATCGTTTTGCTACGCAACCTTTTTAAAAGGTTGAACCAAATTAAGCACTACGTAGGTATTATATCGTTTTGCTACGCAACCTTTTAAAAAGGTTGAACCAAATTAAGCACTACGTAGGTATTATATCGTTTTGCTACTCAACCTTTTAAAAAAGGTTGAAACGACGCACACTGCAACAAAATCAAGCACTACGTATGTATTATATCGTTTTGCTACACTTTTTCTAAAAGTGTGATTTTGCTACACTTTTTCTAAAAGTGTGATTTTGCTACACTTTTTCTAAAAGTGTGATTTTGCTACACTTTTTCTAAAAGTGTGATTTTGCTACACTTTTTCCAAAAGTGTGTTAGGAATCCTCCTTTCTCTCCTTAAAGTATTTCATTATATCTGCCTTAAACTCATCAGAAAAATCTTTAGTAGGTATTAATATACCTTTATCATCATATGTTAAATGCTGTACAGGTGAATATGCATGTTCCATAAGAATCTTCCACCGTTCGGTATATTGTCGATTTTGTTTGGTACCATGATAATGATGCCTGATTACACCCGGTGTATAACCTATCCGCAATCCTTTGGCTTTCGATTGAAAATCCAGCATACTATTATTATAATCTTGATGATATTTCACATTGAACATCTTTGTCACTTTATTAATAAAGGCTAAAGCCATGATACTATCACCAGAACCCAATACACCTTTGTCGTAGAGTCCGCCCATCCGTTCGTATGCTTTGCGAGTAATAGCCCATGCATAACCCGGATGCCAATAATCTAAACCTTTTATTGTATACTCTTTACCTTTTGAATAACAATAGCCTAAACTATTAAAATTATTTAAAGTTGAATCATCATGATTCATATCTATACAATGACTAAATATTTGCACTACATCTTTACAGCCATTGAGGATTTTCAATGTATCCAGTGCCCAGGTGTTATTTTCAAACTCCAGATCCGCATCTACCCAGGCGAAGGCTTTGTAATTTTTAGGGAGTAAATACTTCACTCCTAAATTTACCATATTTTCTTTATGCCAAATCGGCGTCTCAGTTTTAATTTGTAAATGATTTTTATTATTTTTATTGGTCACGATAAATTTCTGCTCATTATAAATTAATTCAACAATATATAAATTCACATTGGTTTCTTCATCTTCAATGCGCCTTACAAATTCTTTTAATAGTAAGTATCGTTTTACATATAAACATGGATTAGAAATAACAATAATAACATTCAGCTTTTCTTCAATGGGTTGATTATTCTTAATTGCATATTTTATATCATTTGTCTTATAATTAATATTATCAATTTCAATGCCGTTTATGATAGTCATTGTATATATTTACTTTTACTAAAAGAATAGTAAATATATAATTATGTTGAACGCACCCAACACTTTTGCCAAAAGTGTAGCAAAACGACACTTTTGGCAAAAGTGTAGCAAAACGACACTTTTGCCAAAAGTGTAGCAAAACGACACTTTTGCCAAAAGTGTAGCAAAACGACACTTTTGCCAAAAGTGTAGCAAAACGATATAATACCTACGTAGTTATGTAGGGTTTTCTCTCGGATTTGGCTCGGATTTCGCTCACTTTTCACTCAGATTTGGCTCAACCTTTTTTTAAAGGTTGAGTGTTTAATTAGCCCTCGCATACCCTTGTCTTAATATTTGTTCCTGTGTAATAACAGGTGTGACCATCCTGGATTGTAATTGTATATCCGATAAGTAGAGATTCTTTAAATCACTATTTTCATATCCAAATGGTTGCGAATTGTCTAAACAGGACTTGTATAAAAATGGTGTATTATTATTCGTTGTAGGTTGTTTTATACTAGTATATGTAGCGGGACAAGTGCAGCAGTCATCACATGCCGCCGCCTGATTACCACGAATAATGGTATCAGCATTTTCAGTTAAATACTTCCGATATGCCCAATTAGAATGAATTTTATTATCTTTGCGTATTTCTTCATTGAGAGCTCCACCAGGCTGCCAATTTGCATAATTTCTGCCATCTTTCATAATCGGAGGAAAATCAAAATGAATGTTGTTTGATCCAGAATAACATGTGCCCCAACTCATTTATATAATAGTTTTATTATAATAAAACAACCTTTTAGAAAAAGGTTGAGCCAAAAACACAACCTTTTAGAAAAAGGTTGAGCCAAAAATACAACTATATTTAAAGCCAAATTTTGGTGTAATTTTGGTGTAATTTTGGTTCAACCTTTTTCTAAAAGGTTGTTTTTAAAGGTTGCGATTTTTGGCTCAACCTTTTTTAAAGGTTGGTTGGTTTTGCTAAAAGTAATGCCAATAATTCATTCTTCTTTAACTTCTTCGCCTCATCTTTTTTAGCTAAACCTTTATCTATTGCTAACTTACGCAATACATCGATTTTTTCATCCTTTAATTGTAATTCAGTTAATGTAACTTCCTCTACCTTGACATTAACATCCTGTACCGTGACCTTAACATCTTCTAGTGAAACAGGTTCTAGTGAAACAGGTTCTAGTGAAACAGGTTCTAGTGAAACAGGTTCTAGTGCAACTTCCTCATCATCACTATCGCTTGAACTATCACTGTCATTTAATTCTTCTAATGCATATTCCTCAACATTACTAGATGATTCAGTATAAGTAGACAAATCAATAACTTTAATATCATCATGTTGTTTAATTTGAGAATTATTTGTTTTTGCTAAATCACAAATAACTATTTTATTTTTATTTTTATTATCACTTACACTGTCATTATCACTTACACTTTCATTATCACTTACACTTTCATTATCACTTTCATTATCACTTACACTGTCATTATCACTTACACTTTCATCATCGTCGCTTTCATCATCGTCACTTTCATCTTCGCTGTCACACTCATTATCCGAAATAACTATTTTCTCTTGATGCATTTGTGCAACGGCTTTAATTGCTTCAGATGATGCCATTTCTATCGGTTGAACTCTCGCACTCATTCTGAACTCATTCTGGACGTTTGCAATAAATGATGATAAGACTTGATTCTGTTTCGCTAAAGCTATTTCAATTTCTCTCAATCGACTATTAAAGTAATAAAATATAGCTCCACAAATAACAGCGGTTATTCCAGTAGTTATTATAAAAGTTCTGTCAAATATATTCATTATTATTACTAATGAATATTTTTTTATATTGTTATTTAACGTATACAACACACTTTTTAGAAAACACTTTTCAGAAAAGTGTGGCAAAACACACACATCCTTTTTAATTTTTCATACGAAGTGGGTTCATACGAAGTGGGTTCATACGAAGTGGGTTCATACGAAGTGGGTTCATACGAAGTGGGTTCATACGAAGTGGGTTCATACGAAGTGGGTTCATACGAAGTGGGATCATACGAAGTGGGTT